GTAATGAACCGGGTTATATAATACATGTAGCAATCATGGTTCCATGTCCTGATCCTCTGTTGCTGTCTGTGCTGATTCAATGGGTTCTGATTGAATTTCTCTCATCAATGCTTGAAGATCTTCAATTTCATTGTCCTCGTTTCTGTTATCTTGGGCAAACTGAGCTGCGTCAGGGTCTCCCAGTTTCCATACTTCAGTGCGATAATAGTGTCCCATGTCTTTCCAATTGTTTTTCTCAACTTTAGAATTTATCAATGCTTGGGTCTCAAGAGCTCCGTGATCTTTCTTGGGTAACATCCCAATCAGGAAACACATGAGTTCTGGGTTCTTCATAATTGAAAGTTCCATAAAACACCTGCCTTCAAAGAATCGAGACATCGGCCAATAAGTGAAAAATTGTTTTTCACCTCTGATGTCATGACCATGGGTTGAATTCATAAAGTCAACCAGTTTTAACCCTGAAATCAAGTTGTCCAACTGTTCCAAAATGATGGGATTGTCGACACTACTCAATTTCTCAAGGAGTTGATGAGGAGTTAAACGAGTAGACTTGTAAACGGCTACGTATTGATGCAACAAGTGAAAACCATGTGCATAAAATTGTTGATTTACCGCATAAGTGTAGAAGGCAATATATTTGGAACCTCGATTTACAGCCATGGTTGCTTCATATTTCTTAATGAAGAATTTCAAAATTCCACATGACAAATCTTTCTCGTTTGACAATAGATGTGCAGTCTCTTTGACAAAACCTTCTCTAGTGGTTGGGAATGATCGGATCATCTTGGCCACGGTAAACTCGTTTATCTTATCATTCATGTATACCGATAAGTGTTTAGTCAGAGTTTCAGGTTTCTTGACGCTAGCTCTGAAGAGGACTGTACAATACAGACAAAAATACATTTGTGCTGTCTTATAGAAATCCTTGTTCATGTACCATTTCATGAAGGCCTTGTCATCAATGTTAACCTTTGAATGTCTGCCTTTATTGTTTGTCATCTCCATGGTCGTAGCAGCAAGACAGTCACTTTCTTCCATCATCGGCTCTGAAAGTAATGTTTGTTTATCCACTGGATATTGATGCACCATCTCGGAAGGTCCATGTTCCATTTCTCTCTTTAACTCGATACCAAAGAGCTCTTTATTATTTATGTCAAATGGAAATGGAGATGTCATTATAAAATGGAGGATGACATATGAGATGTAATCACTTGTGGTTCCTGATACCATATGCTTGTGGAGGATTCTCATAAGTTGAACATTTTCATCTTGGGAGAAGTTGAAGAACGGTGCATACATGACAATACTATCCAGCAACTTGTCTGACCATATGACAGGCTTCGTGGCAACATTCAAGTTGAGAAGAACACCGGGGTCAAGAGTAGAGAACTGATCTTGAAATCCGCGCTCTAACTCGTTTTGAGCGGTCACAGACGATAACCCTTGGTTATCCTTAATACCAAAAATTCTATCCGTTTGTAAAGACATATTTAAGTTTGTCCCAGGGGAAGGCCTTGTGATAAACAATTTGCGTGATGGAGTAGAGAAAAACGATTAGCATTAACTTTTCTAATTTATAAAAGTTTATCGTTC